GCACCAATCTCTTTTGTCATACTATCAACTCCATCTCATTATAAACATGGGTTTCTCAGGACAGTCATTTGGATATAATTTGTTAACATATGCCTCGAAATTACAATGATGACCATTTAGAAACCAATACTCTGTGCCATCTGCCCGAATAACAGCCGGGCCGTCTTCTCTATGACGTTCCCCATTTATATACCAATACTCTGTGCCATCTGCCTCAATAATAGCGGGCCCATCTGTTCTATGACGTTCCCCATTTATATACCAATACTCTGTGCCATCTGGCCAGATAACAGCCGGGACGCCGTCTTCTCTGTGGAGTTGACCATCTGAATTATAATATCTAATCGAGCCGTCAGCACCAATCTCTTTTGTCATACTATTAACCCCACTTCAACAAGAACATTGTGTTTTCTCAGGACAGTCATTTGGGTATATTTTGTTAACCTAACTTTCGAACGCATGATAGTTCTCATTTAGGAACCAAAATTTTGTGCCATCATAATGGACAACAGCCGGGCCGTCTTCTCTGTGGCGTTGATCCATGATTGTTTTCTGACGAAACCTTTTTGTGGCCTCGCGCCGAGATTTACAAACAACAACAACTTTGGGAACCTCTACATCACCGACTGTGGCAATAAAGTCTGCAACGTATTTGTTATCACGGTCTATTACAGTTTTCCCTTATGTTATTAATGATTAATTATAGCATTTTTTCAGAAAAAGTAAACCACTAAGAAAACCAGGCTAGATTTACTCATGAGATATGATAAATAACTATAACAAATAACTAAGGAGATTTTTTAATATGTCAGTTTCTTCATTGCAGAAGTTTACAGTTCCACTAAGCAGCGACCAGAGTGCGAGCAGCCAGGGACTATTAATGCCGAAACTAAAGTTCCGCTTCCGTGCATTCTTCGATAATTTCGGAGTCACAACACCACGAACTGAACTTACTAAACAGGTAATCGACATTGTACGACCGACTGTGAATTTTGAAGAAATCGAGATTCCGGTTTACAACTCACGCATTTACCTAGCAGGAAAGCATGCCTGGGAACCAACAACAGTCAACTTTAAAGATGACATGCAAGGCACAGTTTCTAGACTAGTAGGAGAACAGTTACAGAAGCAGTTTGATTTTATGGAACAGTCTGGTGCAGCTTCCGGTATCGATTATAAGTTTACAATGAGATACGAAATGACAGACGGTGCCAATGGGTCGATTGATCCAAACATTCTAGAAACATGGGAAATGTATGGTTGCTTTATACAGAACGCGAACTACAATGATATGAACTATGCATCTAGCGAACCAGCATCAATTTCGTTAAGTATACGATTTGATAATGCAGTACAGACGCCACTTGGTGCTGGTGTTGGATCAAGTGTTGCACGTGGTAATGGCGTAACCGCTACTGGTTAATATTATAGGTATATAGTCGTAAATGGCTATATACTTAAACATGTCTACTTTAAAACAACAGATTATGGAGTTTCCTGGATTATTTACAAGATCCAGGAAACTCTACAGTAAGAACTTTGTCAAAGGATCAAAATTCTTATCATCGCCACTATATAACGAAATCCTTTCGGTGACAAACTTCCTTTTAAAAAATGCCACAATGTCAGAACGCATCTATTGCGTGGTTAATAGTATCACAAATACAACAGCCTGTATAGAATGCGATAATAATGTATCGTTTCAAAATTTTCAAAAAGGCTATAAAGTATTTTGTTCTAGTAAGTGTTCAGACAACTCGTCGTTAACAAAACAAAAAAGAGAAGAAACCAATTTATCTAGGTATGGATCGAAATCATATTTGGGCACGCCGGAGGCTCAAAGAAAATCAACTGAAACTAATTTGCAAAGGCGAGGGACTTGTTATCCGTCTCAATCCAAAGAAGTTAAAGAGAAGATTAGACAAACAAACCTATTTCGATACGGAGTTGATAATCCATCGAAATCAAATAAGATTAAACAGAAAATCAAAGCAAAACATGGTCAGCTAGAATCTCAGAGAAGAATCGCGCAACGTACATCTTTCTTTGATAAACTAGAGGATCGAACCAACGGATTAGTTCAACCGTTGTTTTTGCGAGATGAATACATTGGTGCAAAAAACGAATATAAATGGAAATGCACACAATGTTCTGCAGAGTTTATAGACCACTTAGACAATGGTAAAATTCCTATATGCTTATTATGTTTCCCGAAAACAATTTCAAACTTCGAATCGTCTGTGCAGGATTTCCTCGTAACCAACAATATAAATTTTGATGCAAATAACAATACCACAATCATGCCATACGAATTAGATATTGTGATTGATAATAGAATCGCAATTGAATGCAATGGATCATATTGGCATGCTGAGAATCAAGGAAAGACAAGAGATTACCATTTAATGAAGACGAAAATGTGTGATGACATCGGCCTTCGATTGATACACATATGGGAACATGATTGGATTACTAAACAGGAGATAGTTGGATCTAGATTAAAATCTATAGCTAACTGTGCAGATAGGATTTTTGCAAGAAAATGCAAGATTGTGGAACTTTCTAGAACACAAGCTAACAAATTCTTTAATGAAACACACTTGCAAGGATCATGCATTTTTTCTACATGTTATGGATTAATGTACGATGAAGAGATAGTAGCTGCAATGTCATTTGGGCGACCGAGATTCAACAAGTCGTACGAATATGAATTATTAAGATTTTCTTCTAAATTGAACACTGTAGTAATTGGCGGCGCGAGTAAATTGTTTTCAAGGTTTGTATCATGTGTAAATCCAACTTCTGTAATTTCATATGCTGATCGAATGTGGTCAACCGGAAATCTTTATAAGGAATTAGGATTTGATTTCTTACACTATTCTTCGCCGTCGTATGCTTATACAAAGAATTATCTAGAATTTGAGTCTAGACTCAAATACCAAAAGCACAAACTTGCAGCGTTGTCAGAAAATTATGACCCAGAGCAAACCGCGTGGCAAAACATGAAAACATTCGGATTTGATAGAATTTGGGATTGCGGAAATTCTGTTTGGATTTATTCTAACTAATCTCCTTCTATGGTTATGTATTTCTGTGGATAAATACATGTATGGCCAATAGCAACCACAAACTCTTTTCTTTATTAGGACGCGGCGGATATGTTCGTGATTTCACTCATGCATCTCGTATCATTAGAAGTAATACATATGCACTTCAACCAAAATACGAACATTTATTTCATGTAGTTTTCAATTTTACACCAGAAGCATCTGAGATTTTTGACTCTCAGGAAAAGATGGAATTTCCATTGCTCGTAAAAAGTGTTGATCTTCCTTCTTTTGCAATTGAAACAAATGAACATAATCAATACAACCGAAGGGTATATAGCCATAGCCGAATAAATTACCAGCCTGTTAATTTATCGTTCCATGACGATGCAAGTAATCGAATAACAGAATTATGGTATGCATACTATGCTTGGTATTTCCAAGATTCTAGATATGGCGGCAACAGTAATCGAGTGACCCCAAACACAACTGCCGCGGCGGCCAGGTTTGCAGACAGCCAGCCTGAAGTGAAGGATCCCTATACAACCAAAGATAGGTATACTGAAAGAGCTGCTAAGAACTGGGGTATGCAATTTGGCAACACTCGATTCTTTAAAGACATCAGGATTTACAGTGTTCTTCAAAAACGATTTACCGAATATACATTAGTAAATCCGATGATTACAGAGTTCCGGCATGGCCAACATAGGTATGAAGGATCTGGGGTAATGGAACATCAAATGGTCCTTAATTACGAAACAGTTAAGTATGCAAAAGGTTCGATTAACGGAGACAACATTAAGCATTTTACTAGTAATCTATACTATGATCCTTCGTCGAGTGCATTAGGCGATGGGTCTGCAACAGACATATTAACTGATCAAGTGATAGATTTTATAGACGGCGATGGTCTCAATAGTAGCCTACTAGGCGATGTTTTAGACAATGTTAGGAATATTGATCCAGAAAGTGCCGGCACAAGAATATTGTCGTCTACAATCAAAAAAGCAGGCGCAGCTATACTAAGTGGATCGGCCCTTAACGAAATCATTCCTCAAATAGCAAAAAGTGCAGGAACTCCTCCTCTAGGAAAGATAGAAGATTTTATAACTAATGCAGTGGACACTGGTTTCAGTAGTGCAGCAACCCCGGGAATTGTTAGCAGCAACACTGAAATGATAGGCGGCGTCGCGTTTAATAAGATGATTCCCAGAACCGGATCAAATGTAGGTGGGGCAACAGTCAGGCCGACTGGTTCCTCAAGTAAATCAATTCCAGCTAGATTGAGTGATATATCTAAACGTCTCACCGGGACTATTTTTTAAGGAACCTCATGAGTACACCAGTAGAACGAACAACCGAAAGAGTAAAACAACAGCTTATGAAGTCTAGGATAGAATTTATTTCTGATCCAAACAATTCATTTGCTCGAAGAAAATATTATGATTACAGGCATCAATATTTAAATCTTACTAACAAGAACACAGTAAATAATGTTGATCCAGAAATTACAACCTTTTCGTTTACCCCTCGTGACACAGATCAGAATTTATAAGGAATACAGATGACAACACAATCAACAAACCTTCCGGTGATCAATCCAAATGATGATGTTGATCTACGGGTTAATGAATATTTTTTAGAGTTTTTTAAGAAACCAGTATCTGTAAATCAAAACGACTACGAATTGTTAAAAAGTTTTTTTATGGAAAGAACCAAGAATATCGAAGCAACAGCATCTCTTACCGCTGCTATCATCCAAGCAGCAAATGATGTCGGATTGTTGATTCCTGATGTAGTACAAGAGCTTAAAAAATCCGGAGATTTGCGAGCAACGATACCAGCTTTTCTAAACATGAGTAGAACAGGTGGTAGCTTATTAGGATATTCTCGCGCCTTAGTACCACCAACTAACGTGTCTAGGCAAATTAGGATTTAGCTTTGGCAAAATATTCATCTGGTATATTTGTTCCGAAAAATCCTAGTAAATACGCCGGGAATCGTCATCCTACTTACAGAAGTTCGTGGGAATATGCTTTTATGTCTTTTGCTGACAACAATCCTAGTGTCTTATCATGGGCTAGCGAGTCTATTAAGATTCCCTATAGGAACCCATTAACCGGCAAACAATCTATATATGTACCTGACTTTTTTGTAATGTATGTTGATAAGAATGGCAAGAAACATAGCGAATTGATCGAAGTCAAGCCTCTAAAAGAAACAATGTTAACAGAGAAGAGCAGCAAACGTGACAAATTGTCCATTGCTATAAACCATGCTAAATGGGAAATGGCGGCTAAATGGTGTCGAATGAAGAACATTAAATTCAGAGTTGTTAACGAAGGCGACATATTTCACACCGGCAAAAAGAAATAAATAGGTATTAGGAGAATTCATAATGAGGCTAACTGAGATAACAATAAAACTAGGGTCCAATTCGGGCAATCCGAACGATCCATTGGCCGAGTTCATGACAAATTTTTACAAACACACAACGCCTCATCCAATAGATAACAGAGCTCGATTATGGGGACCAGTTTCTATCGAATTGTCTATATTTCATGGTGACATACACCTCAGTGATATTCGTACTTTTTCTGGGCAAAATTCCGGATCCGGCACTAAGGCGTTAGAGTTCCTCAAATCTCTAGCTGACGAACACAAAGTTAAAATATCAGGCACTGCAAAAACTTACATAGATAGTCCAGATTATATTCAATCAACTGATCGGTTATTGCAATGGTATGAAAAGAACGGGTTTACAATAGCCGTGGATACATTTGGGTCAGCAGATGAAGGTTACGAAATAGAATACCAAGGAAAATAAATGACACGACAATTAGAAGAATTATTTGATTTAGGAAATGAAGAAGTCTCTACTGGTGAAGAACAAGCAATAGCAGAATCTTTAATCGAAGAGAACAGAGAAAAGGTTTTTAAGTTCCAAGAAGAACGAGACGAAATTGATATTATTGACAAAGCCCTTCCCATGGTTCAGGACCTCGAAGCAAATGATAAAGAAATGGATGATCTTGCACAGAAGGCAACTGATAAATTCAACGAACTAATGGATTTAGGAATGAATGTTGAATCGAGGTTTAGTGGAAAGATATTTGAAACAGCAAGCCAAATGTTAGGTCATGCAATTGTAGCTAAGAATGCAAAAATTGATAAGAAATTACGAATGATTGAATTACAGTTGAAAAAGGCCAGATTGGATTTGTTACGTGAAAAACAAGACGGATCGGGTAACATAGAAGAAGCTGAAGGCCAGATACTTAATCGAAATGATCTGCTAAAAGCTATTTTAGAAAAAAATGATAAATAACAATAGAGGTTTATGATGAAGAGTTTTAGAACATATCTAGCAGAAAGTGAAAAGATTTACGGTTTTCGTATTAAAATTGCGGAAGAACTAGACGATGACCAACTTGATAAGTTAGAAACTTGTCTTGATAAGTACGGGCTTTTGACTATTTCAAAACCTAGAAAGACCCCGATACAAGAACATCCTGCAGATTTTCAAACTCTAACAAACGTTGAAGTTTTTATGGTAGATGTTGATTTTTCCTATCCAGTAACCGCAAACGAATTATTTCAATATATTCAAGTTGAGTTGCCACTACCAGCAAGTCATCTTGTAGTAGTTAACAGGAACGATCCTGAAGAAGTTGCACGAGAAGAACAAGCCGGTATTGATGAAGATACTCCGTACGAAACTAAATTAACCGATAGTGAATATAAAGATGGAGATGATATTAACCCAGAAGACCATTTTGGTGACAAGTATAATGCGTCATTCCTTTCATCTCTCGACACTAGAAAATATGAATTTGCAAAGGATACAAAATAATGTCTACAATGAAAACTCTATTAGAGAGCCTAGCCCATATCGACCAATCTGATGCAGACATTATTGAGGAACGATTTGATGATCCTGAACCAAACGAACACCGCGGCACAGACGTGCTCGATCAAGATCTTGCATCACAAGTTATATCATTGTTTCAAGATCTATTAAGCACACTCGGTCGTGAGTATTCCGACGATGCTAATATGCAAGGCATAACATATCATTATGAAGAAACTCTTAGCAATTACATTAATGATGATGCTGGCACCGAATAAGGAAAATGAAAATGAAAATGGTTAATGTATTAGAGCAACTCAGAAAAATTCAAGAGACTTATGATAATGAAGATATTCAAAAAGGTATCGAGTCTGCAGAGACTCAAGTTCATGAAGAAGATGAAACAGACGCTGACGAGAATGAAGAATGTGTAGTTGAATCTGGTCCGGACCTACCTATTAGAAACCTTGCACAACAGTTTATGGATAGCATTTATGAGCTACACAGTGACGGAGTAGACCCGATTGATTATTTTGTAGAAGCTCACCTAAAAGGCGACAGAAAAATATTTAAAGAAATTATCCAATATATCGAAAGGAAAGAAAATCAAGACTTTGATAAATGGTACGAAGACCAAATAAGCGATGATAATATGGATCTAGGATATGGAGAAGATTCGACTAACGAGAACAACGAATTAGGTCGAATTATGACATTATCTGGAAATTCTGGCGTAATGGGCATGAGTCAAAATAACATGGCTAGAGTAAGCGAAAGTATCCGTAAACAATTAGACGAAGGATTCGGAGATGTTAGACGAGGATTATCTTCGTATGCTGATAACATTGATGATGCAGCATGGAACGTAGTTAAAGCTCTGCGTAATGTGCAATCTCCAGAAGATCTAAGTGAACTAGAAGGACAGATTGGTAATTTTCCTAATACAGTAGTTAACGCGATGCATGAGATACAAAGTGCATTAGGTAATGAATTAAATGACGAAGATAAAAAGGCGCCATTTTATAAAAAAATAGTAGATCGAATTGGAAAATTACGGAGATCTGGCAAAGGGCTAGAATCAAAAACAATGACCCGAGAAGAACTTTCTGATTTTGCACAAAGCACACGAGCTGTGGCCAACGGATTATCTTCATGGCTTAACAAAGGTGACAGGCACCTCGCTGAATCTGGAGAAGAAGGCTATACATATAAACTCAACAGGAAAAAAGATGAAGCCGGTGAGTTTATTGTTCGTTGTTATAAAAACGGCAAACGACATGAGGATGGCGATTATCACACAGATGATTGGGAAGATGCAGTAGGCACAAAAGAAATGAATGAAAAAAGAGCAAAGTCAGAATCTGTAAAAGAAGGTAGTCATAGAAATCATTCTATTGTGCCTAAAGATGAATCTTCTGCTAAGAAGACACAGAAGTGCGGCGCTTGCAATGGATCCGGCCATTATGACCATGATGGATCTCCTCCATGTTCATCGTGCGACGGCACTGGAGAAGAACCAATTAACGAAGCACGGCCTGTTAAAGATGGTCCGATAAACTGGGACGAAATAGAGAATCCAGATTTTCCAGAGCTTGATTGGGAAGATGATGATTATGGGCATGCAGATACTGATGATGAGGAGTTAGCGCAAATTCGTCGAAATTCTGGACTTGAACCAACTGATGATGAAAATATTTTAATGGGCGATGAACATAGTGAAGATACTTCTTCACAGCGCCTACAGTTAATTGATGTTGTTGCGAAATATGAAGCATCCCGTAATAAAGAACACAAAGGGTATCTTAACAGAGATAATAAAACATCAGACGGGCATTCCGCGGAAATGGAGCAATACAATGCTCAATTTTGGGATCTATTATCAAAAATTAAACCAGAAGTAGCCTCCGAAATTGATACTAAGGATAGAGATTTGGGATTATTCGGCTACATCAATGATGCCACAGAATATGTTGATGGTTGGTTAACTGATGACGAAGTCCATGAGGAATATGCGAACGAGCCCGATGAAGAGTATATGGATGCAGAAGAGCAATTAATTGGTCTATCAGGTGGAATGAACGGCCCTAAGAAAATGTATCCAGCAGCAGCACCAGGCGATAATCCGATGAGCCAGACACCTAGAAAAACTAAGGATGCAAAAAGGATGCATACTTATGAATCTATGGATTCTAAATATCAGATGTTTAAGCGTCGTTAATAATACCTAATATACACTTAGTGATGGCTAAATATATCGCATGATAGAAAACAAATTAATCAAAAAGGGCAATGTTCCACAAAAATGGACGATAGCTCAAGCTGAAGAATTTATGAAATGTGTAGATCCTATTGACGGACCCATGTATTTCATTAAGAATTTTTTCTACATTCAACATCCTGTTAAAGGAAAGCTCTTATATCAACCGTATGAATATCAAGAGCGATTATTAAACGTATATCATTCGCATCGATTTAATATCAATATGATGCCCAGGCAAACTGGAAAAACGACAACCGCGGCTGGATATTTATTGTGGCGTGCGATGTTCATTCCAGATTCTATAATCTTGATAGCAGCACATCAATTCAGTGGCGCGCAAGAAATTATGCAACGTATTAGGTATGCATACGAAGACTGCCCGGATCATATTAGAGCGGGCGTAGTGACTTATAACAAAGGCAGTATCGAGTTTGACAACGGCAGTCGACTTGTGTCACAAGCAACTACAGAAAATACCGGTCGAGGTATGGCTATCTCGTTATTATATGCGGATGAGTTTTCTTTTGTTAATCCAAACATTGCAAAAGAATTCTGGACTTCAATGTCGCCAACACTATCAACAGGTGGAGATGCGATTATTACATCTACGCCAAATTCGGATGAGGATCAATTTGCTGAATTATGGAGGCTTGCTAACAAGACCGTAGATGCCCATGGAAATGAGACTGGTGTTGGGGTAAATGGGTTTAAAGCTTTTCGAGCGGAATGGTGGGAGCATCCAGACCGAGATGATAAATGGAAAGATGAAGAAATTGCTCGTATCGGCGAAGAGCGGTTCCGACGTGAACATGGCCTAGAATTCATTACAGCAGACGAAACTTTAATCAGTAGTATGTATCTGGCATCCATGCATGGATCTGATCCGTATTTTAAACAAGGACAAGTTCGTTGGTATAAACCAATTAAGAAAAACGGATCATATATTATAGCATTGGATCCAAGCCTAGGCACAGGAGGAGATCCTGCAGCCATCCAAGTTTTTGAGGTGCCTAGTATGGAACAGGTAGGCGAATGGTGTCATAATACTACGCCTATTCCAAAACAGATTACTATACTAAGAGAAATATGCCGTTACATCCACGAGACAACAGGGTCTGTAACTGACACATTCTATAGTGTTGAAAATAATACACTAGGTGAAGCCGCCCTTGTTAGCATAGCTGATGTGGGAGAAGAGAATATTATGGGCGTGTTCATGAGCGAATCAAAACGAAAGGGCAATACAAGAGCTTTTCGTAGAGGATTTAACACAACACAGAAATCTAAACTCACAACTTGCGCAAAGCTAAAGACATTAATTGAGACTGAGAAGATGAAAATACATAGCAAGGCGTTAATCTCAGAATTGAAGTCTTTTATAAGCAACGGAGCAAGTTATGCAGCAAAGTCTGGAGAAACAGACGATTTAGTTATGAGCACGGTTTTAGCGATAAGGGTTGCAAACGAGCTTAAAAATTACCTTCCAGAACTAGAAAAACAAATCAGAGACACTAACGACTATGATGAAGCACCGATGCCTTTTATCATGTTCTAATTGATAAATATTATCATGAGCGAAATTTCAGTAAATCTTCACGACAAGATCCAATCTAGGGTAAGAAACATTAAACTAGGTGACGCCGATAGTCAAATTACACTTGATCCGAATGATGCTGTCTTTTTTGATTTCGATTTTGAAGTCAACGGACACCAAAAGGGAAACGTTGTCATCAACTTGATAGACGATAACAGTTTAGAACTCTACTTTAGTTCTCTAGTATTGGAAGAAATGGATCAACTTGAAAAGAACGAATGGTATACTTTCGTTCGCGATCTTAGGCATTTTGCTCATAGGAATATGGTTAAATTTGAGATGAAGAACGTTAACAAACGAAGATTAGATCGTAAAGACTTTGAATTAATGGTGAAGACCCACCATAACCCCGATGGGTTATCAGAAAGCAAGATGTTTGGCTCTAAGAAAAAGAGTTATCAAAAGTTAGCTGATGCTAAAATAATAGTCCAACATAAGAAAGTAGTTGACGAAGGAAAGCACGGATCCAGATCACGTGACATCTCTGCAATCTTTATAGAAAATTCGCAAGGCGAGCGTTTCCGGTTTCCTGAGAATTATCTTCCAGGCGCCAGAGCAATGGCACGGCACGTATCTTACGGCGGCTATTTAAATGACGAAAAGGGCAAACACATTGTCTCTGTTATGAATGAAATGCTAAATTTGCAAACATTTGTTCGTAAAGCAAAATCTGGAATTTACGAAGGCGATGATGCAGCAAATATTATCCAAACTGTACGCGAACATTACAACGAACTAAAGTCGACCTTATCTAGAATTTCAAACAAACGAGGATATTCTAAGTATTTTGAGAACCTAGATCCAAAAGAACTTGTTATATCTGAAGAAGACATTGCCGGAATAAAACAAACACTTACTAGGTCAATGTTCGACAATAGGATCGAAGGCACATTAGAGAATGTCAGCCGCGCTCTTAAGATGAAAGAGATGAAAGAAGCTGTAGTAGCAGAAGGTACTTGGGCATTGCCAAGAACACCGGATCAAATGGCAAATTTACGAGCACTTCTACAACACCCATTAGAGGCCGGCCAATCAAATCAAAATGCCTCTAATGCATTATACGATCTAATTGGCGACGATGATTTGTTTGATAGCATTAATAACACTTTCCGCGACGAAGACGATGACCCAACCGCAGACGTTAGGTTTGTGGTAATTAACTGGATTGCAAAATTTGTCAAAGGACACCGTGACGGCGATTTTAAATTTGAAGACGACACCGGCATGATCGATGGATTTATCGAAATCCTAAGAGATTGGAAGAATAAAGACAACAACCAGGATGAAGACCCGACTGATGACATTGAGCAAAATCCTTCAGTAAATGAAGAGGCTGAATTGGCTGCAATCAAGGCCTTAGCAGGCATAGGAAACGAGTCAGTTAACTATGCTGCGGTAAATATGCAACCATACATGACTCCTAGGAGTATTGTTGCAAGACGTCTTCGTGCAGAGCAAGATGCAGCAAGGAACAAATAATGAGACCATCACGATGCATTATTTCAGAATCTTCGTCAATTACTTCATCGTCCAGATTATCATGGAAGAACAGACCTTTTGCAAAAAATGGGAATTACCGAAGAAGTATTTCAAAAATTTCAACAATATATAGCCTACCGATCATTAGCTAATATGGGCGGAGAATATTCTTTTGGCTATATCGGAAAGATTCCACTGTCCAATGTAGAAATATTAGAGAAGAATAAGTCTAAAAAATACATCGAACCAAAGGTATACGTTGACAATCCTGCATTTGGTACCACGCCAAATGCCACACCAAAGATGGCAGCAGATGGCACTACAGACGCTGATTATGATGAAGTTACCGCAGGAATTACTGACTATGTACCAGGAAAGACTAGAAAGACTAAAAAGACCTAGTCAACAATCACCTATAGGCCTATCCTAGCTCTTAATAGATGACCTTCTTCTTAAGTAAAAAAATTCACTTTTATACCTTTCTTTTTATTGATATGATAAATAAAACTGTTATATACTGTATACAGTTGCTTACAAGTATAGAACACATAAAGCACACAATAAAGCATAACAAATGCACTCATAAAAAGGAAATATAATGGCAACATTAGCAGAAATACGAGAGAAGCTAAAACAACAGGACGACCGCGCAGGCGGACAGACCCTAGACAACGCAATTTACCCACATTGGAATATGCCCGAAGGACAGACAGCAGTTATTCGCTTTCTACCAGATGGCAATGATTCTAACACGTTTTTCTGGGTAGAGCGTTTGGTTATCAAACTACCATTTACCGGAGTCAAAGGCGATCCGAATTCGAAGCCTATGACAATTCAAGTTCCATGCATGGAAATGTATGGCAAGGATTGTCCAGTGTTACGAGAAGTTCGCGGTTGGTTTAAGGATCCTTCATTAGAAGAGATGGGACGAAAGTATTGGAAGAAACGCAGTTATATCTTCCAGGGGTTTGTTAACGAAAATTCTATTGCAGACGAAAAAGAACCAGAGAATCCAATTCGACGGTTTGTTATGACAAAGAGTATATTTGACATAATTAAGAGCGCGCTGCTAGATCCCGAGCTTGAAGAAATGCCTACAGATTTTGATAAGGGATTAGACTTCCGTATATCAAAGACTAATAATGGGCAATACGCAAGTTACTCTACCTCAAAATGGGCAAGAAAAGAAACGAGTATACTAAAATCACAGAAGGAAGCGATTAACACTCACGGACTAAGTGATTTGAGATCTTTCCTACCAGATGAACCAGATGCTATTCGTGTATCGATAATTGAACAGATGTTTAATGATTCGGTTAACGGTGAACCATATGACGAAAGCAAGTATGGGCAGTATTATCGTCCATACGGGATGGAGAGAAAAGACAACGATGCAACTAAGGCACCAGTTACGCCAGTTGTTACACAAACGTCAACTGCTGATCCGGTAGAGCCTACAGTTTCAACAGAGCTACCGGTTGCAACAGAGACAGTTGCACCAGTTGTTGAAGATAAGAAGGCGCAGACTGCAGAAAATATTCTGGCTGTCATCCGAAGAAAGCGTCAAGAGACGTAAGTCTTTATTGGGGCGATGAGAGATCATCGCCCCAATACCCTTTCACATTAATTAAAATAATCAAATCAAAGCAGTTGGACTATAATCTAACTGACTCATAAGGAGAACCAATGTCTAGACCGTTTGACATTTCAAAATTTAGAAAAGATATTACTAAGAGTATCGATGGATTAAGCATAGGATTTCATGATCCCACAGATTGGATATCAACTGGCAATTATGCTCTAAACTATCTTGTTAGTGGAGATTTCTTTAAAGGAATTCCGCTTGGTAAAGTAACAGTCTTCGCCGGCGAGAGCGGAAGTGGTAAGAGTTATTTCTGCGCTGGCAATATTGTAAAGAATGCACAAGAACAGGGAATATTCGTAGTCTTAATTGATAGTGAAAATGCACTTGATGAAGATTGGCTACAGCGGCTAGGTGTTGATACAGATGAAAGCAAACTTCTAAAGTTGTCTATGGCGATGGTAGACAATGTAGCAAAGACAATATCTACTTTCATGAAAGATTATAAGGAAATGCCCGCCGAGGAGAGACCAAAGGTATTGTTTGTTATCGACAGTCTAGGAATGCTGTTAACACCCACAGATATTGACCAGTTTAACAAGGGTGATATGAAGGGTGATATGGGACGGAAACCTAAGGCATTAACTTCCTTGGTTCGAAATTGTGTAAACATGTTCGGATCTTATAATGTAGGCATGGTCTGCACAAACCATACTTATGCAAGCCAGGATATGTTTGATCCAGACGATAAAATTTCCGGCGGTTGTTTAACAGCAGGTCACAAGATAGTAATGGCAGACCAGACGACTAAGAATATCGAGGATATTAACATAGGCGATATTGTGATTACTCTAGATGGCGACATTGCTGTATCAGAGACATTTAAGTATGAAGATAAGGAAATATTTGAACTTATATTAGAAAATGGTGAGATTATTCAAGCAACAGGAGAGCATAAATTTTTAGTAGAATCTAGTAATGGAACCCATGAGTGGAAAACGGTTTCGGAATTAAATGATGGAGATTCGATATTACAAGTATGTAATTGATTAGCTTTGGCCACCGCAAATCTTCTTTTTTGCTAAGCTGAATATTTTCACAAACAGTCACAATTAAGAGCTAGTGACATATGGCAAAAGGATCATGAGAAACAAAAATGCTTATTAAAAAGCAGGGGTATTGAGACCATTGTTGGCCGGGAGTCAGCCAACAAATTAGATAAACTAACTTATATTATGGAGAAAATCGATGAAATTACAACCAATCACTATTGCAAAAAAACAATCACTGGGAACGAACACAGTACATGACATATGTGTGCCAGATGCCCATCATTATATACTTGAGAATGGAATAGTAAGTCATAACAGCGGATTTATCTATGCCAGCTCAATCGTTATCGCAATGAAGAAATTAAAGTTGAAAGAAGACGAGGATGGCAATAAAATAAGTGATGTTAGAGGCATTCGTGCCAAGTGCAAAGTGATGAAGACTCGTTACTCAAAACCGTTTGAAGCGGTTTCGGTGAAGATTCCTTACGCCCATGGTATGCAGGCAGAAAGTGGACTTATTGACCTTTTTGAGAAGAAAGAGATCTTAACCAAGGTCGGGAACAGGTTGAAGTTCGTTAGCAAGGATGGGACGGAGATTATAGAATTTCGCAAAAACTGGACACCAGCACAATTATTAGTTGTGATGAACGAGGTTCTTGCAGCTGATATATTGGCGCTAGACCAAGTAGATGCTATAATTAGCGATGACGAAACTGACATAGAAGAAATGATTAACGACGTGTCAGAAGAAATTACAGACTAAGTATATTGAAAGGATTAACATGCTATCAGAGATTATATTAGAATCATGGAGAACATTGTCTCGTTATATCAAGGACATACAACCCGCTGCTGACAATTTTGTAAGCAGTTTGATTGACGTTGGAGTCGATGAAGGCACATTTGCCGACATTAAGGGAGAAGACGAATTCTTAGACAATGCTCTAGACCTTTATAATGTTGCTGGAGAAACAAACGACGAACTAGCCGAAGAAGAAATAGAAGACTAACATATGGCACAGTGGTACCAACGGGTTGTATCTGATCTTTCTCTTATTCCAAATTTCATATCTTATTATGAAAAAGAATTAGAGGCTGCAAGGATAGAAACTTCAATCAAAGGAAGCATAGAGAAAAATCTCTCTATGCTTCCTGGTATCACAGAAGAACGATTTAACCAACTTCAAGAAGTTGAAGCTGTTTTGAATTTCCTGAACATAAATCTACGGAAGATTCGAAATAAGCATTATAGAAAATATCTTGAGACCTATGCGAAGGCATTGTCGGGGCGAGACGCAGAAAAATATGCAGACGCCGAAGATGAAGTTATTGCGTACACACATTTGATCAACGAAGTAGCTCTACTTCGTAATAAATGGATGGGGGTAATCAAAGGACTCGAATCTAAAAATTTCATGCTAGGGCACATAACCAAGTTACGGACAGCGGGGCTAGAAGATGCTTCAATCTAAAGCATGGATCGTATACGATTCCATTGCACGCCTATTTCATCTGCATACCATTCCGTATAAGTAATCTTGTTTATCCAATCTTCACGATCAGCTAATACTAGATCGTTAACAGATTTGCTAGAATGTTCGTGGGCCATACTACTAGGATCTACAATTATCGGAATGCCTTTTATTAAGCTCTGAACGCCGGTGTTGCTGTTATGATTAACAACAACTTTTGTGTTATGCAACGTTGTATCAAAGTCAAAAGAATCATATGATCCTGCAATTAGAGTCGGTGAAACAAAACGACAATCTCGTTGTGAGAACCAATCTGGAGTAGTTAGTTCAAAATGTATATTCTCTTTCCATCTAGGATGGCTTCTAATTAATATAGGATCATCGGAAATCTGTCGAATACCATCAACAATTTTCTTATAATACAATTCGGTAACAGGCATATTCTTCCATTGTTCGCTTAACTGATGTTGGCCAACTATTAAGATATTCTCACCGGTTTGAAGTGGTGATAGAGGAATGTCGAATTTACATCTTCTATCACCGTCGTAGCCATGTTCCAGTCCATATTGTGCGTTAGAATCAATGCCATTGACTGCTAGTTTCCAAGAAAGATTTCGATTTAATCCACCAACTTCAATCACAAAGACTGGTTTTTCTTGTTTTCTATAGTGGTCCCAAACGGCTTTATTTTTCAACATTTTTCCATTCCACAACACGCTCCAAATCAATGCAGCGTCACAGTCGTAAGAGTTTTCAACAATGGTATCGGTTTTTGAAATCTCGTCAATTAATTGAGGAAATACAAGAGTATGGTTATTGGGTAAATTATCTGGCCAGACAGAAATGAGCATGGTAAATACTTTCATGAATATATCAGTATTTACTACTTGGCACCCTCCAGGCTACGAAAAATATGGGAAAGATTTCATAGAAGGATATGTCAATAATTGGCCAAAGACTGTTCCATTAACAATCTATGCCGAGAATCACACCCCGGATAACAGAGGATTAGAAAGCATTACAGTCCTTGACCAAGCGAATACATTGCCCGAATTAAGAGCATGGCAGGAAAAACACAAAGACAATCCTCATGCAAACGGGTGGAACAAAGACAAAACTAAGAAAAGCTTTTTGTGGGATGCTTCTAGGTTTGCAAACAAGACATATGCGATCTGGAATTATGTTAGAAACACTACAGATGATATAGTGATCTGGTGTGACGGTGATGTTCGAACGCACACAAATATGCCTATAGAATTTTTGCATAGTATCGCGCCTAAAGAGGATGAGCTTGCGACTTATCTAGGACGAGCAACTTGGCCAGAATGTGGATGGATGATGTTTAATACAACGCATCCCAAATTTAAAGAATTTGTTGATAAGTGGGAATGGATTTATACTAGTGATGATATATTCTCTCATACTGAGACACACGATAGTTATATTTTTGGAGAGCTAGTGCAAGAGTACAAAGCAGCTGGTGTAAAATTTAACGACCTGGGATCTGATTCTGCTAGTGGACACATCTTTATTAACAGTGTCTTAGGAAAATATATGGATCATCTCAAAGGGTTTAGGAAAGAAGTTGGCAAGAGCCTTAAGAATGATTTGATTGGAAATTTCTCACACGAGTCGAATCCATGGTGGCAGGATATGCAGAATATTACCAAAGCTGAAATTAAAGTTCAGAAAGAAAAGAAGCCACACGAATATGACGCAAGTCAATTAGTAAAGAGCAAAGGAATTAAGAAGGTATGAATATTTCAGTATTGCAAAACGCAGACGGAATTATAATGGATCCTTATCCTCATATTGTGATCAATAATGCATTACCAAAAGAATTGTATTTAGAGTTAGAAGCAGCATTTCCAGAAGAAGAGATTTGTAAGACAGAACCGCATGACAACGGCGTTACATATCGATACAAGTCAGATATGTTTTTTGAAACAGATCATCATTCTAGTTTGTGGAAAGAATTCTTCGAATATCATACGAGTAGAGCATTCTTCAATGAAGTCAATGCATTGTTTAAGCCTGCTCTAGACGAATATTACCCAGGATTGTATGAGAAGTTAGTCGAAGGAAATTGTTCAATCCGCGGAGTTCCGGCACCTCATTTGCTCATGCGTTCAGAATATGTAACAGATTGCCAATTTGTTGTGCATAAGCCAGTTGAGATATCTACTAGGTCTCCCCATTTAGACAATCCAGTTGAAATATATGCAGGATTGTTGTATATGAAAAAGCATAACGATTCTTCAATCGGCGGAGATTTTCGATTGCATGAGGCAATTGCTGATATTAAAGAAGTAGATAAAAAATTGGGCAGACAAGTAGATGATTCATTGGTTCGGCCTGCGAAGGTTGTGAAATATCAACCGAACCAATTCTGCATGTTCCTAAACGTACCCAATTCTGTGCATAGTGTAACTCCTAGGATTACACCAGTGCAAACGAGGAGAAGCGTCAACATCATTGGAGAATTTAACAATGGTCGTCGTATGTGGAAAGTGATTGAAAAGAAGTGAGATATGCTGCTGGCAAAACAAGTGGCTGTTTTATAGAATCGAATAGGGTTGTAAAAGTCTTTAACGTAAAGAAGAAAGCAGTAAAAGCAGCACGTGGGTCATACAAAGATTCATTCGATAGAGAAATTGAATGCTTAACACGATTACAAGGAAAAGAAGGATTTCCTGTGCTAATTGATCATGATGCCTCTATTATGGGAATTGCTTTATCGAACCAAGGCGACAGCTTGTTTTATTCCTGGCAGGAACATGATTTAACAGCATATTTAGAACAGGCGCATCGTATATGTGATGTACTTGAGGATAGCAATATACAATATTTTTATCCAGGAATGGATCCAAACAGCCAGAAGAAAAAATATGCAAAATTTCCATTGAGTAATTTTTGTATAGACGACAATGAATTATCTTTGATTGATTTTGAATTAGCAAATCCAGTGGGAAGTGAAGTTGAGACTAGGAGCAGTGAACGACTGAGATTCCTGTATTCGCATTATAACCCGGATCATTTTCGCAAAAGCATTATTGCAGCATTAACACACCCTAGACCAAGTTACGAAGCAGAACTTATGGCTAAATTAGTTAACAAAGAAGAATTTGATACAATTAAACTAGAGAATCCCAGAAAGGTATGGAACGGTATGAAAGAATTTACAGAACCAAGTAAGAAGATAGTTAACGAATGGAAGAACTATCAAAAGAGATTTGGAGAAGACGAAGCTATAGATCGAATAAAGAAGATTGGGATACTCTCGTGGTTGTCAGAGGATACAAGAATGCTAGACATTGGATGCAATGATGGTTATTTTAGTTGCAATCTAGCGGATCATGTTTCATCGGTTGTCGGCATAGAGCCACATGTTGAGTTGCCTGACGATAAACCAGGTAACGTTCACTGGTACACGAAGACGTTTAACGAGTTTGTAGAAGAGAACAAGGTGAATGAGCCGTTTGATCATAAATTTAATGTGATTCTGAGTTTGGCTGTAAGCATTCAGCTTAGAGATTTCGGCGGATTGACTGAAGAAGAAATAGTAGAACGCTATCATGATTTATTAGACGACGATGGCATTGTTATTCATGAAACACAGAAATTACATAATCGCCCAAACAACCAAGATCATACAAATAAGATGATAACAGCATTTTCTGAAAAGTTTACCCAACTTGATCATGGCGCAGCAAGAGCAGGCGGTGGCCGCGAATATTACGTCTTTAGGAAGGCCTAATGGCTTTTAACAACATCATGCAACTCGCGACTTCTATAGTTGCACAAAATGTAACAGAGAGTAGCGTTGTTGAATGGGGTAACCAACGATTTAGGTATAATGAAGCCTGGATTGATAAATGTCAACAGGCATCCGGAAAGACAATAAGAAAACCTGTTGAATTTGTTTGGGAATTCTTCGAAGACATTGGCTACAACAACTACCTTGCAATCGACATAAACACTGAGCTGAAAAGTATTGCTATGGATTTGAATTTCATTCTAGCAGACAAATATCAATATACAGATACATTTGATCTTGTAACAAACAACGGAACAGGTGAGCACATATTTGACCAAAGAACTGTATTTGAGAATATGCATAACTTATGTAACGTAGGTGGCACTATGTTGTGTGTATTGCCTTTTGGCCCATGGATTAATCATGGATTCTATAATTACCATCCTTGTTTATTTCGAGACATTGTTGCAGCTAATCAATACGAATGGCAATTTCTTTGGTTAGCACAAAATACAGGAAAATATATAGAATTGCCTGTAGATGATTGGGCATTTTACGAACAGAAGAAAGCATTAACACCGCCTAGTACTTTAGAAAAAGCATATACAGAATTGCATAATGCAACAGGCAACAAACCACAAAACGTAAGTTTAGTAGCAGCTTATCGAAAGATAACAGATCAACCGTTTCGTGTTCCGATGCAAGGTAGATACGTAAATGATGTTGTTGATGGGCTAAGAACTGAATACAGTGATACAAATGTTGACATGAGACAGTCGAATCACACTAGCGCAAGGTATTGAATGTTTCTCACTAAAGATAACAAATTAGGATTCATTCATATTCCGAAAACTGGTGGTACTACAGTTTTTAGATCCCTTCCAACAGATGCTAGATCTATTTTCTATGCTCATACCTCATATAGTAGCTTTACGACTAGCATACTCGAGGAACCAGAACAATGGTTTACTCTTGCAAGAAATCCGTATGAAAGATATCATTCTTGGTACCACTATCAATTAGAATGGGATTCTAAAAGAGCGAACGGATTGCTTTCGACTAAAGGATTGCCGATTGAGATTTTTCATGAACGTATTCACCTTATGGAAAGCATGGGCATCAATAACACATTGTTTAATCTCGATCGGTTGCCTTGTTGGATTAGACAGTTTGACGTAACAACCGGAGGATTGACCTGGAATTTTCAATTACCTGACAAAATTTATCATTCGCAATATCATTATGTAGAAGGATGCACTGATATAAAAGTGTTCAAGATGGAAGAATTACAGGAATTAAACGAATGGTTAACAACACAAGGATATCCTGCAGAACAACTGCACCTTAAGCAGAATTTTGCAAAGAAGACTAAGTGGCAAGATGAATTGACAAAGGAATCTATCTTATACATTAATGATGTACATAGAGAAGATTTTGAAATCCTGGGTTATACTCCCATAACCCAATTTGAAAAATAGACAAGATTATCTATCTTCCATGGTGAGTTATATGATTCGGCTACGCTAACATACGATACAGTTCCATCGTAGTTTTTGATTGTGCATTTGACTTCTGGTCGAGCAGTGCAAACATGCCTAGTATGGTCATTGCCCGGAAATGGAAATCCTGGGGTATGTATTCCTCCTATTGAAACTTCTCTATCCTTGCACCATAGTATATTTGTAACGCCGGCTCCAGCGGCAGACACATATTTGTCACATTGCGAGAACAACGATATCTTTTCTGATAATGTATAATTCTCTCCAAATACCTCAGTATACCCATTATCATTCATAATTTCGACAACCTGATCTTCATTGATTAATCCTCTTTTTTGAGTGTTGTCTTCGCCTATAACAGAAGAATTGTATTGAGGATTTGCATGGGTCCTTCTACTAAGATAAATCTTCTCAATCTTATCCATAGGTGATCTATTTTTAGCAACAGAAATAAGCCTGTCTATTAACCGATAATATTCAGGATGTGGATGAATTCTTTTACCAGTAGCATCCTGTCCTAGTGTATCTCCGAAATACAGATGTTCGTATAGAAATCCGTCGGTGGTAAATTCGTACTCGATATCTAACAGATCTAACAACTCAAACACAAACGGCGGATAGTGTGTGATCTTGGGAGTAGGTGTCGCATTTATTAGCAATTGCAAAGAAGGAATTTCTTCTTTAAGTTTTAGATAATAGTACAGTTGTCCTAATCCATCTAGGATAGTATGGTAATAATTGTGTAATGGTGTCCCGTACCAAAGATAGAAATTTCCGTCTATTCGTTCTGTTCCTGTTTTCGATGGGATTATAACTTTATCGTAGATTTTCGCTGCATTCTTTCCTAAGTGCAACGGAATATAATTATTCTTTACCTGTATCAATTCTGAGAATTTAGTATCTTGAAAATCGAAAATTCTGACATCTTCAAAATGTGCTATGTTGTCTTGCATGTATTGTCGAATCATTAAAAAAAACTCCTGTTTTGTAGAATTTATAAATACCTCTATAGAGATATTTAGTAAGGGAGAAATATGAAATTTATCGCCCATCGAGGAAATATAGTGTTTCCAATAAACGTAACAGAAATCGAAAATCATCCATCGTACTTAGAAGTTGCGATCCGGCTGGGATATGACGTTGAAGTAGATGTTAGAAAATATCCAGAAAATGATCAACTTTATTTTGGGCACGACGAACCTACTCATAAAGTTGACCATGCATGGATATTAGAACACATTGATTACTGTTGGTTTCATGCAAAGAACTTTGATGCCTTGCAATATATGATAGATAATTTTGATGCAAATGTCTTCTATCACGGAGACGATGCATACACTCTTACTAGTAAGAAATGGATTTGGGCATACCCAGGCTTTCCTGGCGGACCATCTACTATCGCTGTTTTACCAGAACAGAGCCCAAATTTAGATATAAGTACCTTTGGTGGAATTTGTTCCGATAATATAGAGATGTATAAACGCAAATGCTCAAGTTAATTATATTTGATCTAGACGGGGTTTTGATAGAAAGCAAAGAAACACATTTTCTTGCTTTGAATCGCGCGCTTCCCAAAGAATACCAAATTCCAATCGAAGAACACCTAAGCACATACGATGGGTTGCCTACTAACGAAAAGCTCAAATTGTTAACAAAGACTAAAGGGTTGCCGATTGAGACTCATTCTTCAATTGCAGCAGAAAAACAAACACACACGATAACAATATTGAAAGAGAAGATATCTGCAGATCCTAAATTAATTGAAATGATGAGATATCTCAAGAAACAAGGATATACAATAGCTTGTGCGAGTAACGCTGTTCGCAATACAGTGAAGATGAGTTTGTTACAACTTGGTATTATAGAATATCTTGACTTTTGGTATAGCAACCAAGACGTTGTTAAATCCAAGCCTCATTTTGAGATGTATTTTCAATGCATGTTAAAAGCTGACGCAAACCCTTCGGAGACGTTAGTTATCGAAGACAGTCATATAGGTCGGCAAGCGGTGATTAATGCCGGTTGTAATTTACTCCCGGTGAAAGATCCAGCAGACCTAACATTAGCAAAACTTAAATTAACAATAGAAGAAATAAGCAATTCGCGCAGGCCTTCTATTCCATGGAGAAATAAGAAGATGAATGTACTAATACCAATGGCGGGCGCCGGTTCTCGTTTTCAACAAGCAGGATACACTTTTCCGAAACCCTTGATAGAAGTTAACCAGAAACCAATGATCCAAGTAGTAGTTGAAAATCTGAACATCGAAGCTAATTATATCTTCATTGTGCAAGAGGATCATTACAAAAAATACAATCTAGAAACCGTGTTGAATCTGATCAAACCTGGCTGCACGATAATACAAACTAATGGATTGACAGAGGGCGCAGCATGTACTACAATGCTAGCAAAAGAACTGATAGATAATGATGAACCATTGTTGATTGCAAATAGTGATCAATTTTTAGAATGGAATAGCAATGAAGTTCTGTATGCATTTTCAACAGAGGGCATCGACGGCGGCATTATCACGTTTCCGAATACACATCCGAAATGGAGTTATGCGAGGTTAGATGAAGATAATTGGGTTGATCTAGTAGCAGAGAAAGACCCAATCAGTACCAACGCAACAGTCGGAATTTATTATTGGGGCAAAGGTGAAGATTATGTATGGGCAGTAGAACAGATGATTGAAAAGAACATTCGCACCAACGGGGAATTTTACGTCTGCCCAGCATTCAATGAACTTATAGCACGAGGCGGAAAAGTGAGAATTAAAGAGATTCCCGGAATGTGGGGAATAGGAACTCCAGAAGACCTAGACCATTTCTTAACACATTACAAAGGTGAAAAATAATACAAAATGTGGTTATACCCGAACACACAGAACCCTGCGAGTAAATGCAATTGGGTCATGGAAAGTCTTCTCAAAGGCATCCCAGGCGCAAAAATGGTTACAAAGAGAGAATACACCGGCGAACCCAGTATGTTTTGGGGATTTATCGAAAATAATAGAGAAATTATACAACAGCATATTGATGAGGGGGTTACGTGGTATTTTTGGGACATGCCTTATTTTCATCGGTATTCTAAATTTGAACCCGACAAGAAGTTTTACTGGCGAGTAAGCAAGAATTCTATTCATAATACGTTTGTTAATTGTTTTCATGCGGGCGAGGACAAAACCCGTCGGCAAGAAATGGGCATTGAGGCGCAAGAACCTTCTTATCACATCCATGGAGATATTTTAATTGCTAGTTCGTCAAATTATATAACACAATATCTAGAAGGCATTTCAGAAGAAGAATGGATTACGAAATCCATTCTTCGTATCGAACCGCATACAAATAAGAAGATCAGGATACGGCGTAAACCTCGTAATCAAACCACTTCGGGGCCAGATGCTGTTGGCCCCGGCCCTACATTGCAAGAAGATCTAGACGGCGTATCAATTGTATACACTTTAGCTAGCAATGTAGCCGTCGATGCATTGCTTGCAAGAAAGGTAGTTTATACTGGCCCCGTATCATCAGCGGTTTACTGTTCGCACGATCCTTCGGATTCCTTTATTAAATATATTGATTGCGAGGATCCATATCCGTTAGCTGTAATAAACGATCACATTAACCTACTAGCTAATCGACAATTCACCCATGAAGAAATAGAATCGGGGGTTGCATGGCAGATTATAAAAAGCTTGTAGTCTATGGAACAGGTCGGGCATTAACGTCAGAGATTACAGAAGTGTTTGCTGCTGGTGCTAGGATTGCGTCGCCAACATCAGAGGTATTACATTATCCTATAGAACATTTTATAAAATACGGAATTCCAGAAGACGTTGACGCAGTTGCTACATTAGGCATCTTACGTGGCACAGGTACTATGTTACAAACCGCAGCTTCTCGAGGCATCGATAGATTTTACGTCGATCACGCTTATTTCAATGCCGGGTATAGTCCTAATGCATGGCTCCGAATCACTAAAAATCATCATAGCATGTCGTGGCTGGATACTATAGATTCTTCTAGATTTACACAGAATTTTATAGAGAATTATACTATGAAGCCATGGAAGACAGGCACACAACGAAGTAAGAAAATCCTAATCTGCCCTCCAACAAACGCAGTAGCTTGGTATTTTAATGCACATAATTGGACAGAGAAAATATTGCATAACTTAAAAGAAGTGTTACCCGCAGATGAATTTGAACAAGTCATAGTTAGATCAAAACCCAATGAACCTATAGTAGACAAATTAGGAAACCTAATTAGAGTTGCAAAGAATAAACCATCATGTCCACTTGAAGAAGATTTGCAATCTTCTGGTTGTGTAATAGCGTACAATAGTATAATTGCATTGACTGCTACACTTAGAGGCATTCCGGTAATAGTCAATCAACATTCTTGTTGTTTTCCTATTAGGTTTGTTATTGGCGATTTAGCAGAAGGAATACAATCACCATTGCTTGATAAGGAACCGGCTAGACAAGATTTAGTTAATTGGTTAAGCAATAGCCAATATACCATATCCGAGATTCGTTCTGGATATGCATGGAAAGATATCGATGAAAAACAAACCAACCCGAATTAAATATTTTGAAAGCATTAACGATGTTCCGGGGATAGATAACTGCAATGAAGAAACTGTACTTCATATTCGGAATAATTTGGATCGCCCAGACGTTTGCCTGCAGGCTATTCAATGTCAAGATTTACGCCCAGTTATTGCAGAGGTGATAGAAGGTCGGACCTACATTAGGGCAGCATATGGATTCAATATTACAGAGAATTTGGGGTATGGCAAAGACGGATATGCATGTATCGGTCATAAGTATCAAAATCCGGATGAATATTATCTAGTTAAAGTGTTCAAACAATATGGCAAAGATTATTACCATCATGCAAAAATGATAATGAGTGAATTTGCAAGATTAGGAAAGATTGGCGTAAAGACTCATGTTGCGTTTGACAAATGGATTGTCAAATCTGATTTTATGTATCGGCCGATTAGCAATGACCATGATACATATACTCCTGCAGAACGTAACCTAGAGGCATTTTACAAAGATACAATTGAAATCGCGCTAACAAATAAATGGCTATTGGCTAACACTGAGATGTGCATCTGGGATCTAGGATTTAGTGACTTAAATTATATGAAAGACGATAAAGGAAATGTGAAATGGACAGACTATGGCGGCGCGGGCATAGTACGATTAGAATCATTTGATCAATATCCGGAATTGTTAGTTACTCCTCAGGCTACTAAACGCAGTCTTATTATAGCTTCGAGTGATTTTATAATGTTGCAATTTGTCATGCACTTAGAATACTGGTATTGCAGATATAGCAAACAACCTACAACAATTAATGTGCATAGCAGTACCATACAAGTATCTCCGGAATTAACGAGAGAGATCAAGGATTATATAATTCCTAACGTGTTAACAAGTCAATTAGCCAAAGGCATTTTTGAAAAAATGGCAAACTACGATTGGTGCGAGCCTAGCACCTGGAAAACCGCATCGAGGTATATACATGACCACACTTGAAAAAGCTGATATTATTAGCATTACACACGGAGGCCCAGCCGGCAATAGTTCTGAGATTCGTGGCTATCAAAATTATGATCTAAGCAAGGATCAAATTCGTTGTATTGCTAATGACAAAAATAGTAGAAAATGGACCGACACTGAGAAGAAAGCCGCATTGTTTGATGAATATGCTGCTGAGTTAGAATATGAATCATATGCTGATTTTGGAAGTAATTTAGGATTTTTTGTGTTTAAGAACGCATTAGAAAATATCCATAGCGTTGGCATTGATTATAATGAAGAATACATTTTCATGTGTAAATCGTTGGCATCTAGGTATAGTATTAAAAACGCTGGGTTCGCTATTGCAAATCTTGAAGAGTGGACTAAATCAAAACAGAGATATGATTTAGTTTCAGCATTCAACGTAATACATCATCTGTATTCCAGGACTGAACAATTTAATAGCATGGAATCTATTGTCGAAGCATTATGTATGAAGGCTAACAAATATGTTATGATTGAATTTCCAACCGAGCATGATCCAAAAGCTAAGAAATGGACAGCAGGAACAGATTATTCACAACAAGAATTCGAAGAAGTATTAAGAAAGTTTTTCCATTTTTCACCAAGGGTAGACGGACAAGTTGCAACACGCCCATACTACATCTGTCATATCTAGGTTTTGTACATATCGATAAGTTCGCTGATAAAATCTTGACTATAACTACAATGCCTGTATTCTTTGAAAATCGGAGAACCTTCGGTATAATGTAGAATTTTTGGTTCTCCGTTATCTGGTTCATGATACCAGTCAACTAACCAATTATACTCTAGGCTGATCTCACCAATCTCATTGTCATCTAACCATGAGAACCTATGTAAAAATGCGCCTGATTCTGAATTTACTGTATCGCATGTGATTATTTGATTACTAGGGTGAGCACAATTCCACAACACCATAGAGCTCCAATTTTTTCTAGGATAAGGCAATTGCGCCTTGCCATCCATTTTCATACCTTCGGCAGGAGTATAGTCGTGTTTAACCACCATGACGGCATATTGGTCGTCGCATAAGTCAAATATTTCCTGTGCATCTATTTTCCAGATCATATCGCAATCACAAAAAACAGCCCACCCTTGGTAGTTGTTTAAATGAGGAACCAAAAATCTTGTAAAAGTAAAATCTGTACTCGAAAGTATGTCAGCTTCTCTCCAATATACCCCCATGTCCCTTAATTGAGGTTGTTTAAGTGGTATAATTGTTGCTCCGCTAGTATCTCGTTTAAGGATACTGTGTTCGCAAGCTTGGAATGCAATATCCTCGCGAGGATCCCATCCTATGTAAATATTGTTCAATGTTGTTCTCCTATGAATATATTTATTTCTTATAAATAATATGCTATCATAATAAGGAAAAATATGAAACAAGGCAGTCTATGGGGCGTAACAGAAGAAATAGAAGCAAATAGTTCTTATTTGTTAAATAGGATTATGATTGTTGCAGGTTCTTACTCGGAGAAACACCGACACCTTTCTAAGAATAATGCATTATATATCATATCTGGCAAAGTAATAGTTCATGTATGGGATCCTGAGAATAATGGAATAGTTGATAATACAACATTAAACCCGGGCGAGTTTACTATGATTCCGGTCGGGCACATTCATCAAATTGAAGCTTTTACTGATGCAGAATTTCTAGAAATCCACCACTGCGAGTTAGATGAAGATGATGTAGAAAAGATTGTCGACACGCCGATTGCTAAACAGAAAAAAATTCTTTTTGAAAGTTAAGCCCAAATAAGTATATTTTAGATGTAAAAGGTTAATATGATTAATGTTGCTTGTGTTTGTATTGGGGACAAATATTCTCCGACAGAATATGTAATCCCGTTATACAACAGTGTTAAAACATACCTTAAGGTTGATTTTAATTTTGTGATATTAACCGATAGAGATGAATCAGAATTTTCACATATTCCGTGCCGTGTGGTTAGAGCTCCGAAATGGGAAAACATGACCGGCCCACGTGAAGCATGGTGGTTTAAAATGTTCTTGTTCAATCAATCACTAATGGAATTCGATGATTGGGTATTATACCTAGATCTAGACGTAGTAGTCTTTGATGAAATTGATAAGTTAATCAATACACATAATGATTCTACTAAATTCTATATTTGCCAGGATTTTAATCGACAGTTTTTACCCACGTATCAGGTTAGCAATAGTAGTATCATGAAATGGCATCCTGACATGAGTTATAACATTTGGGAATCTTTTTCACAGGGCCGCGAAGAAGCTGTGAAGATGTACAGGGGCGATCAAGATTGGATTACTGCATACTTTTCTGCACACACAGGATTGGTCTGGTGGCCTCGAGAATGGATAATGAGTTACAAATGGGAACTATTGCACGGCGGGCTGAAGACCGGCGGAACAATTGATTATTATCAACCCGAGGTAGAATATGTTATTCCTTCTGATTGTTCGATTGCTGTTTTCCATGGCTCCCCGAACCCGTTAGACACAAGTTTCGGTAAAGAACGAATGACGTTTACACTTGACAACTAATTTTATCTCTCTATAATAAAAACATGACTTTATCGATCTGGAAAAAGATATTTAACTTTGGTACTACTTTTGGTATAATTCCATTGAATTTTCGATTCAATAAACATGGCGGAAGAACCTATTATAAACGACCATTGTTTATCCTTTCTAGAACAATGCACCAAACTCATTGTGCCAAACCATGTAACACCGAGAATGCAGATATAGTGAAGCAAGTTTGGTACCAAGACGGCAAACTCCATAGAGAAGATGGTCCGGCTATTATCTATACGGGTGGCAGACAAGAATGGTACCTAAACGGCAAACTCCATAGAGAAGATAGTCCTGCTATTACCAATCCGGATGGCAGAAAAGCATGGTATCTAAATGGCAGAATCCATAGAGAAGATGGCCCGGCTGTTATCTATTCAACTGGCACAAGGGAGTGGTGGGTAAATGGAAAACAGCTCAGTTTCCAAGACTATGTTAACAAAATATACCCAAATGATTGTCCTGAGAAAACAATGTTCATGATGAAGTGGAGTTGATAGTATGTCGAAAATGGTCAGAGCCGATGGCACAATTAAATATCATGATTCATATAGGAACATCCACAGAGAAGATGGCCCGGCTATTATTTGGGCAGACGGCACAGAATCTTGGTATTTAAATGGCAAGTGCCATAGAGAAGATGGTCCGGCTGTTATTCGAGTGGATGGCACAAAATTTTGGTATCTAAATGACGAACTCCACAGAGAAGATGGCCCGGCTAGAATTTGGGCAGATGGCGAACAAGAATGGTGGCTAAATGGAAAACTCCACAGAACCGATGGCCCGGCTGTTACCTATACAGATGGCACAGAAGCATGGTGGCAAAACGGCAAACTCCACAGAGAAGATGGTCCGGCTGTTATCTGGTCAGGTGGTGAAAAGAATTGGTATAATGATGGCAAACTTCACAGAACAGATGGCCCTGCTATT